ACTCAGGATGGGTGCACTGCTCATACAGCAGAAACCAAAATAGAAATGAATGTTTAATTGCTTACCGAGAAGACGGTAAAGTGAACTACAAGCATTGGTAGTATTTTTTTTGCGACACTAATTTTAAGTGCTCCTAGATTTTCCTACGTTAAATCCAGTCTTTTAATTCTTCGCCCATTATCTGACTAGCTATATTTACTTTCTTTCTCAAAGCTACAACTATCCTATCGTCAATAGTATTTTCGGCTAGTAGGTCTATATATGTCATAGGGCTTTCCTGGCCTATACGGTCAATCCTAGCTTCAGATTGTTGTCTTTTCTCTAGATCGTACCCGTTAGAGTAATATATCATTGTGCTGGCAGCTGTGAGGGTTATACCATAGCCTCCTGTAGCTGTTGTGCCAACTAAGAACCTTACTGGTCCTTCTTTATCTTGAAATTTCTTAATATTATCTTGTCTTTGATCCTGTGGTGTCAAGCCATAATATGTCACGACCGAGTTATCACCATGTTCTTTTTTTATACGTTCTACTATTGTTTCTACATCGTACTGGTAATGTGCCCATATTACAACTTTACCGTGTACTTCATTTAATAAGTCAGATAATTCATCTGTTCTATTATTTTTTAAATCTTTTATAGTTCCATCATCTGCAGTGAAATGACCGCAAGTAATTTGATGTAATCGCATAAGCTGTGTCATGACTGTAGCTGTAGTCATAAGTTTACCTTGAAATTGTGCAAGAGCTAACTGTGACATTTGTTTGTATGCATAGTCTTGTTCTTTGGTAAGTTTTACAACTCTTTTCATAAATGTTTTTTTAGGTAAATCTAAACACTCATCTTTTAATACTCTGTAAGAAAATGCTTTTAACATATCTGTAAGTTCAGGTAAATTACGATAACCCACTACAATCTGTACTGACCTGCCGCCAAAATTAGCTGTCTTCATAATAGCGTATCTAGTTCTAAATGAATAATAAGAAGAATGACCTAGTAATTCAGGAGCTAAAAAATCACATTGTTTATATAAGTCTAAAGGTGATTTAGTTATAGGTGAACCAGTTAAAATTCTTCTGTATTTAGCATGTGGTCCTAACTTACATATATTTTTAGTTCTTTTAGCATCCGGGTTTTTAATAGTAGTAGACTCGTCAATAGTCATCATTGTATTATGACAACTTAAAAATTTGTAAGCAAACTCTATACCTTTTTTTGTACTAAAAGATTCTACATTCATTACTAAAATATGTAGATCTTCACCTGTCTCAAATAAAGTATCTAATTTTTTTTGTTGTTTTATATTAATATTAGCTTGCCACATTACTGCCTTATACTCAACGTGGTCAGGCATATGACCAGGTATCTGATCTTTATACCACGTACCTATTACACCTTTAGGTGCAATAATTAAGGCACCATTAATTTTACCTTTGTCATATAGCATAGCTATATTATCTATTAATACTTTTGATTTACCTGTACCCATTTCCATAAAATATGCAAAGTAAGGTTTTTCCCATGATAATGCCAAAGCATTTAACTGGTGTTGATAAGGCTTAGTTTTAAATTTATAATTCATAATTTATTTTCTTCTTTCTATTGACATCTTTAGCATAATATATATATTGATGTCAATGACAGAAAGCATAAATTACGGAGAAATAAAAAGTAATAAACCTACAGTGTATGTTTTACAGGAATTGCCAGGCACAAAAGCCGGTACTCCTAAAATAAATATTATGAGTGCTTCTCAGTATGGAAATTTTAAATTTCTATTACCAGAGTTTTCACAAATAATATTTTCTCCTGGTCCTATAGTTTTTAAATTAAGAAGACTTTTAAAAGATATAAGATCTACGGATTATTTATTGCTGACTGGCGACCCGGCTATCATTAATATTGCAGGAGCAATTGTTTCTGAAATTACTAATGGTAAATACAATCTATTGAAGTGGGACAAACAAGATAGAGTGTATTATCCGGTCCCAATAAACCTACACGAGAAAGGAAATACAGATGAGCGAGATCAACTTTGAGAACGACGCGAGAGGAGACCTTGATTCAGTTAACGAAGGCAAAAAGTTATCTGACCAAGTAGTAAAATTACAGGACCTAGAGGATCAGGTAGTTTTAAAAGAACACGAGCTGAAAGAGTTAAAAAGAAAAGCAGAATTGTTATCAGGAGAAGTGATTCCAACAATGATGCAAGAAATGAATATTTCTACATTAAAATTAGCAGACGGATCTTCAGTAGAAGTAAAACCCGTCTACGGTGCTTCCATTCCTATAGATAAAAGGGAAGGAGCATATAACTGGCTTCGAGAGAACGGCCTAGGTGACATCATTAAAAATGAAGTTACCGTTGCTTTTGGTCGTAACGAGGACAACAAGGCAATCGCTTACGCGACCCTTGCACAAGGTCAAGGATATCAACCCCTCCAGAAATTAAAGGTTGAACCTATGACACTTAAAGCATTAGTCAGGGAGCGTCTTGAGTCTGGACTTGAGATGCCTTCTGATCTATTTAACCTGTTCACAGGCAACAGAACAAAAATAACAAGGAGCAAATAAACATGAACCAAGTAGCAGAAAAAAAGACTGCAGGTCTTCCAGCAAATGTGTTTGAAGAAGATGCAGCAAAAGGTTTGGGTAACATAGGTCAACAAGATCTAGCCCTACCTTTCTTAAAAATCCTAGGACAGTTATCACCTGAAGTAAATAAAAGGGATGGTAAATATGTTGAGGGTGCTGAACCAGGAATGATATACAATTCTGTTTCAGGCGAGTTATATGATGGTACGAAAGGCATTAATGTCATTCCTGCTTATTATAAACTTGAGTACGTTGAATGGAAAGATAGAGGAGAAGGTGCAGGCGGACCAGTTTCTGTACATGACTCTTCATCTGACATCATGTCTCAAACAAAAGCTGATGCAAACTACAAAGACAGATTACCTAACGGTAATTATGTTGAGAAGACAGCATCTCATTTTGTAATTATCACAGGCGATAGTCCAACGACTGCGTTGATATCTATGAAATCTACTCAATTAAAAATTAGTAGAAAATGGAATTCAATGATGTCGGGTATAAAACTAAAAGGTAAGAACGGTTTATTTACACCGGCATCTTTTAGCCATATTTACAGACTAAAAACCACACAGATGTCTAATGACAAAGGTACATGGTTTGGTTGGGATGTAAGTAAGGCAGGACCCATAACGGACACTAGTCTTTACCAACAAGCAAAGACGTTTAGTGATAGCATTTCTAAAGGAAGTGTTAAAGCTAAGCATGGTGAAGAGAAACCGAAAGGGTCTGCGTCTCATTTCTAGTTCCTTTACAGGAAACATGCATGTGTAGGCCGTGTGGGAGACTGTGCGGCCTACGTACAGGATAATTATGAATGAATATATAAAAATATTTAATGGCTATAGGCATGCGTATGGAATCGCAGATTGGACCAATGCCACCGTAGACCCAGAAAGCGGAAAGAAAAAACCAGATTATAGATGGACTTACGAAGAGTTTACAGATCAAATATATAGAGACCATCTAAGCGGAGAAAAATCTGTAGGTGCACAACCTACAAATGAGAACGGTGATGCTAAGTTTGGTGTTATCGATATTGATCCTAAAGAATACGAAGGATTTAACAAACAATTTTATTTAGAAACTATTCAAGAATACAACCTACCTTTAATACCTATTGAATCTAAAAGTGGTGGGTTACATTTATATTTATTTATGGCAGAGTTTGTACCATCTACATTAGTGGTATCATTCTTAAGCAATCTATTACCTTTATTTAATCTTAAACCTGACTGTGAGATATTCCCTAAGCAGACACAACTGACCAAGGATCCGGAAACGGGGATCATGAAACCAGGACAATTTATTAACTTACCTTATTTTGAAAGCCAGAAACGTAAAGCAATTAATATAGATGGTACGTTTTTTACATTAGAACAATTTATAAAAGTAGCAGAAGCTAACTTAACTACAGGAGAAGATTTAAAAAGAATTACAA